AATGGCCTCATCAATCAACGCATCCACTACCGCCGGGGTAGTAACGACTGCTGACACCAGCGGGGTGTTAAACATCCAAACTGCCGGGACTACGGCGATTGCCATTGACGCAAGCCAAGCTGTCACTTTTGCTGGGGCCGTTTCGTTATCTGGCAACCAGACCACCACGGGCAATCTGACAGTCAACGGAAACACCACTTTGGGGGATGCCAGCACAGACACTATCCTGATGACAGGTGCGCCATCCATTGGCGGTGCTGGCTTGGGCATGGGCATGGGGTTCCGCAACCGCATCATCAATGGTGCAATGGTAATTGACCAAAGGAATGCAGGGGCGGCAGTAACTTTAAGTTCTGATTTGTATGTGGTTGATCGCTTTTCTTGTCGCGCAATGACTTCACTTACAAGTACTGCCCAGCAGTCAAGTACTGCTCCAACAGGTTTTAGCAAATCTTTGCTTTATACAGTTGGCACTGGCGCAACAGCGGCGGCTGGCGACAGAAACACGATAACTCAAGCCATTGAAGGGTTTAACACGGCAGATTTAGGTTGGGGTGCGGCTGGCGCTGCCACTGTTACCTTATCGTTTTGGGTTCGTAGTTCTGTTACAGGCACATTTGGTGGCGCACTTGCAAACGGCACGCTGGCTCGCTCATACCCTTTTACCTACACAATTAGCGTTGCAAACACATTTGAATATAAAACAATAACTGTTGCCGGGGATACTTCAGGCACATGGGCAACAACCAATAGCGCAGGTATCTATGTGTGGTTTGATATGGGTTGTGGCGCTACATATCTTGGGACTGCTGGCGCATGGGCTGGCGCTGATTATCGGGGTGCTACTGGGGACACAAAACTTGTAGCTACAACTGGAGCCACCTTCTACATCACAGGTGTCCAGTTGGAAAAAGGCGCAACAGCAACATCGTTTGACTACCGTGACTATGGGCGTGAGTTGATTATGTGCCAGAGGTATTACTATCAATTTAGCTCTACTGGATTGAGCGATTATGCATATGCCTACACTCCATACTCGCCAGCCACATACCTAACTTTACCAAACACATCGGCCTCAATGCCTATGTATTTTCCCGTGACAATGAGAGCCGCACCAACTGTAACTGGTACACCAAATGTAGGGTCACTTAATAGGTCTACTTCTACAACAGGGCTTGTTGTTTTTCAATATTCAAGCACCTCATCGGGCAGTGCTTACGCAGTCACTGCGTATACAGCAACAGCGGAGTTATAAATGTACAAATCAATTGCACCACACGAAATCACTGGCGAGCCAATTCCATCAGTCAAACGCTTGGTTGATGGAGCCTTTATCCCATTTGATCCCGACAACACCGACTACCAAGCCTATCTGAAATGGCTGGAAGATGGCAACACGCCTGAACCAGCAGACGAACAAGGAGCATAACCATGTCACTAATTCTCTCAGGCACAGACGGGCTGTCGGATGTTGACGGCACTGCCGCAACCCCTGCTATCAGGGGAACGGACGCAAACACAGGCATCTTCTTCCCTGCGGCTGACACCATCGCCTTTGCTGAAGGCGGTGCGGAGTCTATGCGGATAGATGCAAGCGGTAACTTGGGTGTTGGTTTAACTTCTCCAGCTTCAAAAGTTGATGTTTCTAGCGCTTCTAATGGTGTTGTTAAGTTTACTTGTGGTAAGTCTGGATGGCTTTACGCAGATTCAGCAGGTATTGCACTTTCTGATACTTCAGATTTCACAAAGAATGGCTTGTACATTAACAACACAAGCAATTATGTAGCTGTTTACACAGGTTCAACTGGTGCAGAACGCGCCCGTATCGACTCCAGCGGTAACTTGGGTGTTGGGACTACAAGTCCAAGTTCTAGACTCCATGTCAAAGGAACAGATGTAAAACTGCTTTTGGAGACAAATAGTGGCGCTACTTCTTATATTCAACAACTGTCTGCGTCTCCATACAATGTCAGCTTTTTTAATCAAAATGCTGGTTCATTAATATTTGGTACAAACAACACGGAAGTCGGCAGATTTGACTCCAGCGGTAACTTGCTGATTGGGACTACGAGCGTAATTTCAGCAGGAAAACTTTGTATTAAGGGAGCGTCAAACTACGATGGGAAGCTGGTTGTTGATAACGGGTCAACAACAGGCGGGGGGATCATCCAAGTTAATCAAAACGGGTCTGTCAGCGGAAGCTTTCTTGTTAGAGGTTCTGTGCTTGGCACCACTGACAAAAATTTGGCGTTTCTTGCTGAAACAGGGCTGGGCATTTACACATACACAAACGGAGGCACCGCCGGGCCATATGTCGCCAGCGCCGGTACATCGTGGACAAGTTCATCTGATGAACGATTAAAAAACATTACAGGCGAGATTCAGAACGGGCTTACGAAGGTGTGTTCCTTGCGAGCCGCTGAATTTACATGGAAGTCTGACGAAAGCGCCAAGCCTCAGGTTGGTCTGATTGCCCAGGATGTGCAAGCAGTTTTGCCGCAGGCGGTAAATCAGTCTGTTAAAAATAAAGATGACCAAACTGAATATTTGGGTGTTGCTTACACCGACACAATCCCATTGTTGGTAGCTGCAATCAAAGAACAACAAGCCCTCATTACAACCCTCACCGCCCGTATCACTGCACTGGAGTCAGCATGATTAAACTGGAACTGCCAATTGACGCTGTAAACATGATCCTTGGGGCTTTGGGGGAACTCCCGTCCAAGACCAATGCAATGGCGCTGATGTTGCTCATCAAAGAGCAGGCCGACCCCCAAGTGCCCAAAGAAGAACCCATAGCTGAAACTGTGCAATGATCTTTGGAGCGGCGGCATTTGCTCAAGCACCGTTCGCTGCGGCGGCGGGGAACTTCTTCGCTTGTGAAGTTGTAGATACTGCCACTGCCACCGACTCCATAGACGCGCTTGCCACCTTCGCGGTAGCCTTTGCCGACACTGCAACAGCCACGGACACCATCGCCGCATTGCTCACCTTTGCTGCAAACACAGACGAAACGGCAACCGCAACGGACAGCACGGCCTCTCTTGTCACCTTGGGCGCAGCAACCAGCGACACAGCCACGGCAACGGACAGCACAGAATCTAACGCCACATTTGGCACAGCCATCAACGAAACCGCCACAGCCACAGACTCCTTGTCCAGCCTGCCAACCTACGCCGTGTCTATCTCTGACACTGCCTCGGCCTCTGACGCTATCACCGCTGGCGCTGTGTTCACCCCCTTGGTTGCTGAAACTGCTACGGCAACGGATGTCACTTCGTCCATATTCATATTTCTCTGCGCGGTAGATGAGAGCAGTACAGCCACAGACACGCCGTCATCGAACACCACGTTCCCAACCGCAATAAACGAAACTGCGTCCGTTGCCGACACTACCGCATCCAAACACACGGCCATCTGCTCGGTCAGTGAGTCCGTCACTGCCACAGACACAGTAACCACAGCCGCCACAGTCCTGGCGTCCGTCCAAGAATCTGTCACTGCGGCTGATGCGTTTGTGCGCCGACTGCTCTGGGAGCCAATAGATGACGATCAGTCTCCAGGCTGGACAGATGTGATCCCAACGGTGACAATCAACGATGTAGCCACATTTGGTGGTATGGTGTTTGGAGATGTGTCTATAGCGGGTCAATTCAACGAAACCTGGGCACCTGATGCGTCTAGGTGGACGCAAATCAATGACACGCAAACCCCCACATGGACAGAAGTTGTTCAATAAGGAAAACCAATGAGTACGTATTCATCAAGTCTTCGGATAGAACTTCCCAGTGATGGCACCCAGGCAGGTACGTGGGGAGACACGACCAACAGCAATCTGGCATACATCCTAGACACATCCGTTGCCGGGTACCAGACGGTCAGTGTCACTGCCGCCAGCCAAGCTTTGACATTTACCAACGGCCCAACGTCTACGGCAGCAAGCAACCAAGCTGTGTATGCCATGTTGCGGTTCACCACCACGACTGGCGCGGCCTTTGCTGTCTATGCGCCCCCTGCCTCCAAAGCGTACATCATTTGGAACAACAGCGGCCAGTCAATGACCATCTACAACTCGTCTGTTATTGGTAATACCACAGCAGCGGGTACAGGAGTTACGGTCACCAACAACTCCAAGATCATGGTGTGGTCTGATGCAACCAACTTCTACGAACTGCAAGCAGCCAATCTGACGGGTACTTTGGCTGTTGCCAACGGTGGTACGGGCGCAACCACAGCAGCTAGTGCAAGAACAAACTTAGGGTTAACCATTGGTACGGATGTTCCAGCCCCCACAGGCACGGGCGCATCAGGCACTTGGGGTATTTCTATCTCTGGCAACGCTGCCACGGCTACGAACGGATTGACTACAGGCAATTTCAACAGTTATGCGCCCACGCTAACGGGCACAGGCGCGTCAGGTACTTGGGGTATTTCTATCTCTGGCAATGCCGCTACTGCAACAAATGGACTGACCACGGGTAACTACAACAGCTACGCGCCTACATTGACAGGCACAGGTGCGTCTGGCACTTGGGGTATTTCTATCTCTGGCAACGCTGCCACGGCCACAAGTGCAACTTCGGCTACAAACGCCACAAACGCCACAAACGCCACTAATGCCACCAATTCAACCTTTGCCACAAGCCCAGCATCTGGTGGGACTTTTATAACGTCTAGCAACATTGCTTCTCAGTCTGTTAATTTTGCTACTTCTTCCACAAACGCCACCAACGCTACCAATGCAACAAACGCTACCAATGCAACAACTGCCACGACGGCAACAACTGCCACAGCCCTCACTACAGCCTCGGGGTCGGCCCCTTCTTATTCAGTCCGAGCATGGGTTATGTACGACGATACAGTGCCCTCTACGCCCTCAATTACGTCCAGTGGTAATGTAAGCAGTCTTACAGATAATGGTACAGCAATAGTTACTATTAACTTTTCAACGGCTATGCCTGACGCTAATTACGTTGTTTTAGGTTGTGCCAGTGATGACGCGGTGGCAAACCGGGGGGTCAATGTTCAGGGAACACCTTCAGCAGCTCAGTTTGCGGGAAGTGTAAAAGTTACCACTTTCAGCCCAGGTTCAGGGCAAAGCCCCGCAGTTGGCACATACGTTGCAATAATTCGATAAAGGAACGCGTCATGACAAAACACATTATCTACCCAACAGATGAAGGCGGAGTGGCTGTAGTCACCCCTACGCCTGAGTGGTTGTCCCATGCAGGGAACACGATAGAAGTGCTTGCGGCTAAAGATGTTCCTGCGGGCAAGCCCTTCAAGATAATTGATGTGGCAGACCTACCTACTGACCGTACATTTCGGGACGCATGGGAGTATCAAACATGAGCATAGTAATTAACATCACAAAAGCAAAAACCATTGCGCACGGGTTACGCCGAAGCGCCCGTGAAAAAGAATTTAAGCCATATGACGAGATCATAATGAAGCAAATTCCAGGCAACGACTATGTTGCAGCAGAAACGCGGCGACAAGAATTAAGAAAAAAATACGAAGCAATGCAGGTGGCTATTGATGCTGCTACCACCCCTGACAAAATTAAAGCGGCCTTGGGGTAACAAATTGATCCAATCACGGCATTCGCACTTTGCAAGGGGGCCTATGAGGGCATAAAGGGGTGCGTTGCCGTTTATCAAGATTTAAAGAAGACAGGCAATGATCTGTCCAAGATCACCACGGAAGTGGGCGGCGCACTGTCAAAGTTTTTCAAAGGCCACGCAGAGCTTGAAGCCAGCCACGAGAAAGCAGAAGTTCAACGGGAAGACAATCAGAAAAAGGGGATCAAAGACGACCTTGCCACACAAGCCATAGACAATGTGATGTATCTGCGGCAGACCAAGCAGTTTTATGCTGACTTAGAGAAAATGGTGCGTTGGGAGATGGGAATGCCTGATATGTGGCGTGACATCGTAGAAGAGTACCAGCGGCTCTTGGATCAGAAATCGGAACAGGCGGCTCGTGAGTTGTACGAAAAGCGGGTGAAAGCATGGCGGCGACAAAGGTTAAAAAATCAGATACTGGACAGGGTGCTGGAAACGGCGGTGGTGGTTTTCGTAATCGGATACCTGATATGCCTAATGTGGATAATCAATCTTCAGCATCGGGGTCTTTTGGATACCTTCTGGTCTTAGTCCTGTTCGCACTGGTCTTTGTGCTGGTATTGCCCCTTGTGGGGATGATGTACATGGACACGATGGTGGTGAAGCGGGAGGCCAGACAACAAATGGAAAAAGTCGAGAAGTTGCGTAAATCAATTGAAGAAGCTCAGAAGAAGGAAGAAAAATGATTGATCTCACCAAAGCCATTGGAGCCGTTGCCGCAAGCGTTGCCGCACTGGGTGGTAGCTACACGTTGGCCGACAAATTTGGCTGGTTTGACCGTGCAATCATTGAGTGGTCGCCTGAAAACTTCAAGATCGTGGCAGAAGCTGGACAGCCCATCAATGTCACCGTTGCAAGAATCAAGAAGCGGGATGACTGCTCTGTGGAGAGCTTTACCCCAAGCATTCGGGACGCAAATGGCATGGTGCATGAAGCAACCACTACCGCAAGCCGATTCAGCGGCCCAGCAGGCCCAGAAATCGATACATTTACTTACCAGTTGACAATGGTGCAAAAAGAAAAGATTGCCAGCGGCAAGGCCACTTTGCTGGCAACGATCAAATACAAATGCCCGGAAGGGGAGCGTGTTGTGCAGTACCCCCGTCACCCCAACTTAAGTTTTGAACTGAAAGGTTAATAATGCTCACTCTGTTCTCATCCCTCATCAGCTTCCTCATGGGAGGCTTGCCCAAGATTTTGGAATTCTTTCAAGACCGGGCCGACAAGAAGCATGAGTTGGCCCTTGCCGCCATGCAGACCGAGCGGGAACTGACGCTAAAGAAAGCTGGCCTGGAAGCACAGGAACGCATTGAACACATCCAGACTGAGCAAATTCAGATCAATGCAGATGTCCAAATGGCTCAGACGGCCATGCAGGAGCGCCAAGCTCTGTATGCACACGACATAGCCTTGGGCCAAGGGGCCAGCACTTGGGTCACCAACATGCGAGCCGCAACCCGTAGCGTCATCACCTACGGCATGTTTGCCATGTTTATGTTTGTGGAAATCTTTGGCTTCTACTACGCATGGCACACAAACGTGGAATTCACCGTGGCGCTGGACAACCTGTGGGATGACGAAACCCAGATCATCTGGGCGTGTATCGTGAGCTTCTGGTTTGGCGGTCAGGCGTTCAAGAAATGAATCTCAGCCCAGAGGCCATCAAGGTCATCTGCCACCATGAAGGCATTCGGTTTAAACCATACCGTTGCCCCGCACAGCTTTGGACAATAGGAGTCGGACATGTACTTTACCCAGATCAAGGCAAGCTACCAATGGATCAAAGAGGCGCTTACCCGCTTCGCTCAGAAGATAACCGCACGTTTTCAAAGGACGAAGTAGATGGGATTCTTAGAGCCGATCTGCAACGCTTCGAACGTGGGGTGCATTCTTTCTGTCCTGTCCCTCTTACACAAGGCATGTATGATAGCCTTGTTAGCTTTAGTTTTAACGTGGGCTTGGGGACCCTCCAGCGTTCAACGCTTCGTCAAAAGCTGCTTCGGGGCGATAAAGCGGGTGCTGCGGAAGAACTCTTGAAGTATTGCATGGCTGGTGGGAAAATACTCAAAGGGCTGCAAAA